GAAGGCACACATAACGCCTTTAGTGAATAGAAACTCTTTTATTTCTTTTCTACTAAACCCGTCTGGGTACCTACACATTTGCTTTCTATCTAATTGTTCAAACATATATTTGTACCAGTATTCCAACTCATCGGATTCAGGTACAGAGGGATGTTCTACAATTTCTATTTCTGGTTCTTTCTCCGGTTCTGTTTTAAAGATATTTTTTAACCCGGAAACATCTACTAAAGGTTCAGCTTTGTTACCTACTGCAATCTTAGTAATGTATAGATAGATGGATACAACAGCTCCTCCTACGATGCCTACAGCCATACCAGCAAATGTTCCCATAAATATAATGGCTAAGGTGGCTGTAATGATTATGTCTAGGCTAAGGCCTCCTCCTGCTACCTTACGTTGTGGTAATTTAAGCAGTATGAAGATGAACGCTACACCTACTACTAATCCTAACATTAGAAATTCAGCCATGATTTTCTCCTTTTATTTACTTTAAAATAAATCGTATTTTTTTATGCAAAACATCATAGCTAATGAACCCAGTATTACCCCCACTAAAAAGGATAGTGTAGAGTTTTCTATGTAAGCTCTAATAACTGCAGATGCTACTGATGTTCCTGATATAACTATTCCTGTTTTAACCCACTTGTTCATTGTTACTCCCAATGTGTTATTTATTGCAGCTTTTCCTTACTTTTTCCTTATTGATTGCCAGTATTTATCTGAAACTGTACTTTGTCCTTTGCATTGACTAGTACAGTAATAAAATTTACCGTACTTGCCTTTCCTAGAGTGCATTTCTTTGTGACACTGGTTGCACGTTGGGTTTTCTTTCTCTAGGTTTTTAATGGCTGTTTTATTCAAGGCCACCGTGGTTTGTACTGGTTGGTGCTTTTGGCTTTCTGCAATTAGTAGATCTTTAGTACAGCTAAGTAATTCAGTGTTTAAATTTTCTACAGTGGGGATACTTGATCTATCCCATGCTTCTTGTATTCCTTCTTGTTCTGTACACATTTCGTCTACAAATCCAAGATGGTAAGCTTCTTCGTCTGGCATAAGTCCATTAACGTATTGATCCCGTAGATCATCCATTACGGCTATATCCTGTAGTACATAGTCTGCTTGCTCGCTCATTTATCTACTCCATATCATTTTAAGGTTGAAAGACACGCCTTGGTGCAGCTTTTCCAATTTTATAGTGACCGAACCTGCTGCTTAAAATCACTTACTGCTATTTTCTACTAAGTCCTATTTTATGCTCCTTTGGCGAGGAAATATGGACCCCACGGATACCTGCTCTGGGGGTTGATTTTGATTTTATATAATGCTTTTAGTGCGTAGCCTCCGTTTGATTTTGATTTTCACCCGGCATAAAAAAAGATGCCCAACCTGCTATTAGCAGGTCAGGCAAGTATTTTTAGTGCATGTGACTAAAGGACTGAGTGGTACCCTCCATTTCCCTCTCTAGAACCAGTGTACGGTCTTCTAAACCGTCTTTAATATCGTTTAAGACCATCACTTGAGCTTCAATACCTAAACGCTTACGGGGCATGTTAGTCTTTAACCAAGCTAATTTTAAACGCTCTGTATTGGCATGAATTTTATCGTACAGTTTGATGTACATTGATTTACAAGTGAACGCATTAAGCCCAGTAATGTTAACAGGTTTCGTATTATCTAAAGCTACCTGTAACTGTGTCTCAATTTGACTATAGTCGAGTGTACTTAACTCGTCACGTTCTTGAGTTTCACGTACTGCTAACAATGCTAATGCTTCAGCTTCAGTACTACCAAATACTCTGATTAAGTCCTCTATCTCTGTATGTTGAGGTTTCATAGGTTGTTTAATCATCTCAACTACTTTTTCAGCAGTGGGTGAGTAGTCTTTAAGGGCATTTGGTGAAGCCCATTCAACTAATTCCAAAGCCTCTGAAGCAGCATCCTCAAGTTTTTTGATGTAGTCCACCTGAGCATCTGTAAGTACACCTTCGTTAGCGTGTTCTTTAACACTACTAATTTTGATTGCTGTACCGGCATAACGCATTGCCTGTGACCATGCTAATGACGCATAGAGTGAACCACGCATATCAACTTCTTCTGTTTGGTCAAGTACGTCTTCAATTTCACCAATTGTATGTTTATATGTATCCATTTTATTTCTCCGTTTTAGTTTCTGTCCACTCACAAATTTTATCTGAGCGTTCGTTTACTGATTTAGCAATTTTCTTAATACCCGCTAAACCGACTGATGGCACAACAAATGCTACATTTGCTATACCGTTAAGTACTGCTGAACCACTATCCTTCAATACTGTTTCATTCTGTACTGAATTGTTTATTTTGTTTACCGCGGTTTTAATGAATTTCATTTCAACTCTCCTTTTAATTTATTTAACCAAACTAAAGCATTTTCAGCTTCTTCAACTTTAATCTGACAATCCCTACGTGCTAAGAAATCACCAAAACTTTCTAAGGCTTTAAGAAGAAGAACTTTGTCTTCTTTAAGTCTGTAGTAAGTTGTAATTTCACCTGTTTCAACAAGTTCCATTATTGAGTAATCTTTATAACCCCTGATTGCTGAGTTAACATTTTGTAGTGCATGTTCAAGTTGTACTGCTGTATTCATGTGAATCTCCATATTATGTGAAATGCCTTATATATCAAGGCTGTGTTGTTTAATGTAGCAGTGTGATTATGTAATCAAATGCTGAAATAAGCGCCGTTGAGCCTCCCCATATAGCGATAAAGGCTAAAGGGTACTTGAGGTAGTGCCATAGTGTATTCATGGCTAAGAACCGCTTACAAGGCGTACTAGAGCAGCAGCTATGTAACCTACGGCTGTTAATGCTCCCATTACTTTCATTATGTATAAGCTCATGACACACCTCCTAATGCTAAGATGGCAACTCTGTTACCGTTGTTGCTATCCCATTTCATAACTTTACCGGTGGTAACACTGATAATGTTAGCCTTAGCAGTTACAAGGTATTTACTGCCTCGATATTCCACTACAGTCGCAGGTTTGTATTTAGTAGGGAACAGCTTACTAGTACCTACCTGAAGAACCTCTACACCTGTAGGGATAAGACGCAGGATACGGCGTAGATGGTTACGTTCTTCAGTAACCATGTATGTGTGTCCTTTATACTGCACGTATGCACCTATTGTTGTGTTCATTTTATATCTCCATATCTGACGAAATTGTCACAATCCGTTACTGAATAAAGACTGACGTAAGGAAGTCTTTTTCTTGGGGGGTAGGGGTATGACTCTAATGTGTTGTTGTATAGGAATCCGAATCCGAAGTGGGGGGTGTCTTTGGAGACCGGGGGTAGGTCTAGTCCACATACTTATATAGCACTTTTCATACTTTTTAATTGCCCCACTAAAAAATTTTATAAAAAATTTATACCCAGACACCACGGAGGTACTATATAGGAGACTCTAAAAAATTTTATAAAAAATTATTGGAACCTCCAACAGGAATCGAACCCGTTTCCTCGCCACTTATGCTTTTTAAGAGTTTGCACCTTTTTGTTGGTACAACGGCTAACCGTACGGTAGGAGGGGACAATAGCAACTAGTTTCAATAACTGCTCCAGTAGCGGCTCTCGCAAGGGCAAATACTGTTTATATTGGGGTATTTAAGGATGTTGTTGATTTGTAAGGGGTTTTTTAAAGTAATCTCTTACGGCTACCCGTAGCTATCCTTTGGAGGAAAACCGTAGCTATTCTTTGGGGTTAGGTGTATTAAGTTACTACCGTGCTTTCTTTTTTATTATTGTTACGGTAGACTATGCCTACACCCTGATATTGAGAGTACTATGAAGAAGCCTTTTATGACCTACTATGAGAATATGGCTAAGTTAGCTACCATAGCTAATAAGCAAACTATGTTTTTAGCACATATCCTTAGTAAAGCTGAGTTTGATAGCGATCTTAAAATGTTAGTGATTGATTTAACCCCTAGAGTTAAAAGAGCAATACTGCAGGATATTGGCGCTGTTTCTAAAGATCCACTTAACTTAGCTAGAACCTACACTAAGCAGTTAGTTAAGGCAGGGCTTATTAAGCAAATAGAAAGAGGGTGTTACGCTATTGACCCAGAAAGTTACAGTTATAGTACCTACGTTTCTAAAGAGCTTAGATTACGTGCTCGTAATATTTTTGAAAAGGTACAGTACTCTGCAGATGGAGCAGAGAAGAAAGAAGTTTGGGTAGAACTTAAATCTGGAGAGATGAGAGAGATTACCATAACAGATAAAGATATTTATTAATTATTTATAGGTACTTGCCACCTTTGACGGCATGGAGATAAACATGAGTGAGAAAAAAACAAATGACCATATAGAAAGAATGAAGATAGAGCATAAAGAACTTGTTGATAGACAAGGGGTTTTAAATGCGTTTATTCACGGTAACTCTATGTTTAAAGATTTAGACGACTTGGAACAAGCCAGAATGATTAAGCAGTCCGGTTTTATGGGAGCTTATGCAAGGGTATTGGAACAGCGTATTTGGACTGCTGTAGGGAAATAGAACCGTAGCGCCGCTACCGCAGTGTACAATTTTATAATTAGGAGAGATTTATGGAACCATCAGAAATATTAGAAAGATTACAAAAAATGAGTAATGGTGAAACTTTTACTTTTACCCTGCACGAAATGACTAAGGCTACTGTACACAAGGCTAATGGTATGTATTTACTATTTGAAGTAGAGAACGGTACTGATGAAATGTACATTAATACTTACTATGATTTTCACTTACACTTTTTAGTTGCTAAAGTAACTCAAATTATTCAGTTTACTGTATCTACAGAAAGGAGTAACTAAAATGGAAAATGATGACCATTTAGCTGTTTTAAACATAAATGTTGGAGCTAACGGCATACTCGAACCTGAAAATGTAAAAGAAATAAGGGACTTTATAGACGGGGTATTCACTACATTTGTACCGGGTAAGCCTTTTACCACAACAGGAATAAGGGTTTACGCTAGTATAGGGAGTAGGTGGAGGCAAGTAGCTGTTCAGCATGATGTACTAGAACAAAACCTACTAGCTGAGAGCACTGACAATCTCAAGCTTTACTTAGTCCGTAAATTTGAAATTGAGTTAAATAACATGTTAGAGAAGGTTTAATATGAAAATTATAATTACAATACTTTAGTATTTAATAAAAACAAATAGTGTTCTTTACCCAAAAAGACCTTGGAAGAGTGTACGTTATCCGATTAGTCCCTGTGTGTGGAACAGTAGTCCTAAAGGTAGGTATGACCCACTCTGATAGGGCTACTGATAGAGTTTTTGAGATACTAAGGTCTTGGTTTAACAATTTTAGGTATGTTCCTTATACTCAACTTAAACTAGACTATGGTTGTGAAGACCCACGAGATATAGAACAATTCGTACATAAAGTATTAGAGGAGTACCGGTTTGAACCAGGTAAAAATGTTCAAGGAGGTACTGAAATGTTTACCGGTGTAGATGAGCTAAAACTTATACACTTTATACGTAACACAGAAAAAGTTCCTGGAGAGCTTACTAAGGAAGAATATGAGATTATTGGGAGATTGCTAGCTTTATGAAACCTGTAACACCACCCACAGTAACTAAGTTTGCTGTAGACATAGTAACACCAAAAGAAAGATTACTTTTAGAGGCTTTAGCTTCAGGACTTTCTAGTAAACCTGCTCTAGAACGTGCAGGGTACGCTGTAAGCAGTAATCACCATAGATACGTTAAGAATGTGTTAACCAGACCCCGAGTAGCTGAAGAGTGGGGCAAGATGAAAAAGAAGACAAGGCGTAGAATGGAAATGAGTAGAGAAAGGGTTCAGGACATGGTTATGAAAGCCTTTGATTTAGCCGAATCTGTTGAAGACCCTAACGCTATGGTTAGAGCTGCAGCAGAAATTAATAAGATGTGCGGTTTCTATGCTCCTGAAGAGACAGTAGTTACACTATCTGAAGACGCTAAAGAGTTACAGCACCAACTACATAATATGAGTGAAAAAGAGCTACTTAGGTTGAAAGGGGAGAATGATGCTTTAGATGCAGAGTTTGAGCTTGTTAGTGATGAACGTATAACAAAAACTTTAGGAGACTCAGTTGGATAAACCTCGTCAGGCCGACTTAGGTACTCATACTGAAAATATTTTTAAGTGTGTACAGTGTAATGTAGAGAAGAATACTAAAAAGTTTCAGTACATAAAAGATACAGCTCCAGCAGAATACGCTAACCTATGTAAGCTTTGCTTTAGAGAAAGCTTATCGGAGTATGACGCTGCACAGGTGAGAAAAAGAGTTCAGGAAAAAGCAGATAAACAAGCTGAAAGGGCGTTAGCAAGAAAAAGAAAAGCAGAGGTAAAAAATAACGCCAAACAACAGGCTAAACAGAAAGAGGAACAAAAACGAGTTGAAACTGCTGCAGCAAAAGCAGATAGGGAGCTTGCTAGTAGGGTATTAGCTAAACGTAGGTTATTGCACTTTATACAGAAGTTTGTACCAAAGTACGAAGCTGGTTGGGTTCATCAGGATATTTGTGCTCGACTTGAAAGATTCTTTTTAGACGTAGTAGATAAGAAAAGCCCTAGGTTAATGCTGTTCGTCCCACCTCGGCATGGCAAGAGTGAGATAGCTAGTAAGAATTTTCCTGCTTGGGCTTTAGGGCATAGACCCGATTTTGAAATAATTGCTAGTAGTTACGCTGTTTCTCTACCTATGGATTTTTCTCGTTATGTTAAAGACCTTATTAAAAATTCTCTGTATCAAAATATTTTTCCTAATACCGTACTTAAAAAGGACACACAGTCTACTGAAAGATGGATGACTACAAAGTCTGGTGGTTATGTAGCAGCCGGTGTAGGTGGTGGTATTACGGGTAAGGGTGCTCATATATTTATTATTGATGACCCAGTTAAAGATGCTGAAGAAGCAGACTCTGAAAAAATTAGACAGCGTAACTGGGATTGGTATGGCTCTACTGCTAAGACTCGTCTAGCCCCTGGCGGAGGCTTACTGTTGGTGCAAACAAGATGGCATGATGCAGATTTAGCTGGAATGTGTGTTCAACAAATGTTGGACCATAAAAAGAGCGTTAAAGACCGTGTAGCGGTATTAAAGGAACAACAGGACGCTTGTATTAATGATCCAGCTAAACAGCGAGTATTTGAAGACGATATAAACAGTACAGAGAAAGAATTAACAGAAATAGATAACTGGGAGATTGTTAGTTACCCGGCTATTGCAGAGAATAACGAATACCGGTTAGCTAATGGAGAAGTAATTTTAGGGGATAACCCTCCTGAAGAACCTTACAGGCTTTTAAGGGTTAAAGGAGAAGCGTTACACCCTGAAAGGTTAAGCTATAACCAGCTTATGAATATGAAGAGGACTATGCAACCTCGACATTGGTCTGCGCTATATCAGCAGAACCCGGTTCCTGATGAAGGTATATTCTTTACTACCGATATGTTTAGATATGAAGCACAGTCTCCTACATATAAACATATGCACACCTATATTGCATTTGATTTGGCTATCGGTGAAAAGCAAACTAATGACTGGACTGTAGGTACAGTAATAAAGGTAGATCATGCAGATCAAATACACGTAGTAGATATGGTACGGGGTAGATGGAATGCTTTTCAAATAGTAGAGGCTATGTTAGATTTATGCCAAAAGTATGAACCTACTCTACTAGGTATTGAAAAAGGACAACTTGAACATGCTATTAGACCTCAATTAGAAAAGCGTATGAAAGAAAGAAAGTTGTATCCTCCAATGCCCACAGGTAAAGAGCAGTTGGTGCCTATTAACGATAAATCATCTAGAGCACGACCTTTACAAGGACGAATGCAACAAGGGATGGTATACTTTCCTGAAAATCAACCTTGGGTAGAGGTGCTACGACATGAAATGTTAAGATTTCCTGGTGGACTACACGATGATGCTGTAGATTCTTTAGCGTGGAACGTTCGTATGTCTATGGGTAGGGCTGCTCCTAAGAAACCAAAAAGTAAACAAACTAGATCTTGGAAGAGTAAGCTTAAAGTTCGTGTAGAGGGTAACAGAGATCCTATGGGAGTATAACGCTTTGTGCATATTATCCCCTTACAGTGAAATTAATCGGAATTAAAAATGCCTATAAATGAAGAGATAGCAAAAAAACAGTTTGAAAGATACCAATATGCAAGAGATAACGGACATCTTGATTTTGTAGATAAAGCAGATACGTGTGAAGATTACTTTGCTGGAAACCAGTGGGACCCAGTTACCCGTAGAAAATTAGAAAACCAAGGTAAGCCTGTACTCACTATCAATAAAGTTCTAGCCACTGTTGCGGCCGTTATGGGAGAACAACTAGAAAATAGAGCAGACATTTCATTCAGGCCTCTTAAAGACGGGAGCCAAGAAACTTCAGACGCTTTAACTAAGCTGTATATCCAAATAGCTAATGCTAATAAGTTAGATTGGGTGGAGAGTGAGGTAGCTGCAGATGGTTTTATTACTAGTCGCGGCTTCTACGATGTAAGGGCTGTTTTTGGAGACTCCATGCAGGGAGAGGCTCAGATAAAGAAGCTTAACCCGAGGAATGTTATTGTAGACCCGGATGCAGAAGACTATGACCCTGATACGTGGAAAGAATGGTTTCTTACGAAATGGTTATCTCCAGATGACATAGAAATTTTATACAGTAAGGCTGATGCAGATATACTAAGGTTAAGGCAACCAGACAGTCTTCTAGCAGACTATGACAATGTAGATAAACATCACGGAACTTTTGGAGGAGAAGCTAGAACTTCTGACTCTAGCAGTACGGGCAGTACTGTAAGAAGAGTGAGAGTTATTGAAAGACAGTATAAGAAACTATCTAATGCTTGGCACTTCGTAGATCCTGAAACAGGGGATGTAAGTATAGTTCCTGATACCTGGTCTGAAGATAAGCGTATAGAGGTAGCTGCAACGGCCGGCTTATCTCTTACAAGAAAGCTGGTAGAAAGAATTAGATGGACCGTAACTGCGGATAACGTAGTTTTATTTGATGACTGGAGTCCTTACCTTTCATTTACAGTTGTTCCTTACTTTCCTTTTTTCCGTAATGGTAAAACTATCGGTATTGTAGAAAATTTACTAAGCCCTCAAGACCAGTTAAACAAAACCTCTAGTCAAGAACTTCATATCATTAATACTACTGCTAACAGTGGTTATAAAGTAAAGACAGGCTCTTTACAGAATATGGACATTGAAGATTTAGAAGAAAGGGGTGCTCAAACCGGTGTAGTGTTTGAACTAACAGACGTTAATGACTTAGAGAAAATTCAACCTAACCAAGTACCTACAGGGTTAGATAGAGTAGCCTTTAAAGCAGACCAGTTCATTAAAGAAATTTCTGGAGTATCGGACTCTTCAAGAGGTTTTGATAGAGCAGATGTAGCTGCTAAAGCTATTGAAGCTAAACAAGCAGCAGGATCTGTTAACTTAGCTAAACCCATGGATAACCTAGCAAGAACTAGGCACCTATTAGCTAAACGTATTTTAGATTTAATACAAACATTCTATACTGAGCATAGAGTACTTAAAATTGCTGGAACAGACCTAGTAGCTAAAACAGAAGAACTCGAAATTAACCAACCTTCTGCAGAAAGTGGTATTGTTAATGATTTAACAATAGGTAAGTATGACGTAGTAGTTACTACAGCTCCAGCACGTAATAACTTTGAAGAAACGCAGTTTAAAGAAGCTCTTGAACTTAGACAGCTTGGAGTTGCTATTCCTGATGACATTCTTGTTGAAGCTAGTCATCTAGAGCGTAAGGCTGAAATTGCTGAAAGAATTAAAGAACTCTCAGGAGATCAACCAGGTAGTCAAGAAGAACAAGCAGCAGCACAACTAGAACTTCAACTTAAACAGTTAGAGATTCAAGAAAAAGAAGCTGACATTGCTGTTAAACAAGCTAATGCTAAAGCTACAGTTATTAAAGCAAGTGCTGATGTTCAACAGTTAGGTGCTAATGATACCAGAACAGCGGATAGGCAAGATAAAGCTTCAGCAGAAGCTATGAGAATACTTGCACAACTTACTGCAAACAGGGAAACTATCGCAGCTAATAAAGAAATGAAGCAAGCAGAGCTTGATCTAAAACGTGAACAAATGACTAAACAGGATACGCAGAAACCTGAAAAAGAGACTGCAAAATAAGGAGAAAGGTATGCCACCAGAAGATGAAAATGAAGTAGTAGATGAATTTGCCCAAGAAGATTTTGTATTAGAGACTGACAAGTTTACAGGTGAAACTCTAGATGAACTAGGTACAGAAGAGGAAGAAAAGGAAGAAGAATCTACAGAAGAAGTTGAAGAGGAATCTACGGAGGAAGAAGAAACTGAAGAGTCCGAAGAGGAGTCTGAAGAAGAAGAAGAACCAGAACAGGAAGAAGAACCACAAGGTCTAGAAAAATCTAAGCCTATTATGATTCCTAAACATCGTTATGATTCTGCTAGTGCTAGAGCTAAAGCTGCTGAAGAAAAATTAGCAGCGTATGAAGCAAAATTAGAAAGTAAACAACCTGCAGCTAAACAGGAAGTTGTTGATGATACGGATAAAGCTTTAGCCGACTTAGATCTTAAGAGAGCTACAGCTCTAGCTGATGGTGATGTTGACCTTGCAGCTAAGATTTCTGGTGAAATTAGGATGCTAGAAAAACAAGCGTATCAAGCAGAGATAAAGAGGTCTAACTCTGAAGTAGAGAGTTCTACGGTAGCTAAAATGAAATTTGATGCGGCTGTTGATTCCATTACTCAGCAGTATGATGTATTTGATCCTGATTCTGATAACTACGACCAGGCTATTGTAGATGAAACTCTTGATTTACAGTCTGCTTTTGAAGCTAAAGGGTATAGTGCAACAGAAGCTCTTTATAAAGCTGTTGGTTACGTAATTAAGGATGAAGTAGCTACAGAAGCTCCAGAGGCTAAAAAAGAAACTCCTGCAGCTAGAAAGACTGACGTTAAAAAGAATGTGGATGCAGCTAAACGTACTCCCCCTAGTTTAGAAAAGTCTGGGTTAGACAGTGATGCTACAGGAGCTAAAGCGGTACCTAATGCTACTGAGTTAAGTGAGGAAGATTTTGATGCACTCCCAGAGGCTACCAAAGCTCGTATGAGAGGTGATTTAGTCTCATAGCAGGGTTATTAGGTAAAATTGTAATAAAAGGCTTGCTATTTGTAGTGAGCCTTTTTACAATCAGGTCACGGGTTCTCTCACGACAGCAGAGACAAGGATCGCACCCTTGTAAAATAATCGAATACGTACACTGACGAGACAGTAACAAATACTATTTAATTATTTTATGGAGAACGCAAATGTCCTTAACAAATTTTGCTGCTCTTACTACTGAGGAAAAGACCGTATGGTCTAAAGACCTTTGGAAGGCAGCTCGAAACAACATGTTTATTTCTCGATTCACTGGCACTGGTCAGGATTCGATGATTCAACGAATTACAGAACTCACTAAAAGCGAAAAAGGTGCTAGAGCAGTAATCACTCTTGTAGCTGATCTTGAAGGTGATGGTGTAGCTGGAGATCGTCAATTAGAAGGTAACGAAGAAAGTATGAAAGCATACGATCAAGTTATCCAACTTGACCAACTTCGTAACGCTACTCGTCATGAAGGTAAAATGGCAGATCAAAAGTCTGTTGTAAATTTCCGAAAGAGTGGACGTGATGTTCTATCTTACTGGTTGGCTGATCGTTGTGACCAAATAGGTTTCTTAACTATGTCAGGTGTTGACTACGGTATGACTACTAACGGTATTCTACGTCCAGCTAACTCTGATTTGAATGTATTAGAATTTGCTGCTGATGTAACAGCACCATCTGCTAAACGTCATTTACGTTGGGACGCTACTACTGGTCTAGAAGCCGGTGCTACTAACGCAGTTGCAGCCGCAGATACACCTACATGGAACATGCTTATTGAAACTAAAGCTTATATGAAGGATAACTTTATCCGTCCTATGCGTGGAAGTGCGGGTATGGAAGTGTACAACGTATTTATGACACCTCAAGGTATCGCTAAGTTAAAACAAGATCCTGATTTTGTTGCAGCTTGGAGAAATGCTATGCCTCGTAGTGGTTCAAACCCTTTATTTAAAGGTGCTGAAGTAATCTACGTTGATGGTTTAGCTATCTACGAATACCGTCATGTTTACAATACTAAAGGTGCTACATCTGGTGTTGATAAATGGGGTGCTGGTAATGATGTTGATGGTCAGCGTGTATTGTTCTGTGGTGCTCAAGCTTTGGGTATGGCAGACATCGGATCTCCTGAATGGATTGAGAAAGGTTTTGATTTTGAAAACCAACAAGCCATTTCAGTAGGTAAAATTTTCGGTATGAAGAAACCAGTTTTCCGTTCTCACGTAAGTAAGACGGATGAAGACTTCGGTGTTCTTTGTGTTGATACAGCAATTTAACAGGAGTATAAAATGAGCATTAAGACAAATGGTTCACGCCAATACCCTTTAGTTGCTAGACTACCTATCAGTTTTGACGACTTGGCTTTAGCAGATGCTGGTGTTGCACAAGTTGGTTTTAACCTACCAGGCGGTTCTACAATTATCGGTGGTGCGGTTGTGGTTTCAACAGTATTCAACTCTTCAGGTGGTACACCTCTAGATACTTTGGATGTTGGTGATTCTATCGACCCTGATCGTTACACAGCCTCTGTGGTTGACTTGACTTCTTTAGGGCGTACAGCTTTAACATTGACAGGCTATGAAACAGTTGGTGGTACAACAATTGACGTTACTTGGGATAACGGTACTGCAACTACTCTTCCTACAACAGGCGAAGCCTATGTAGAGATTCAGTATGTGCAGCTTGACCGTGCAAACGAGAACGTACCAGGGTAACCGCATTTAGCGGATACATTATAGGTGGCTGGAAGGTTTACCCTCCTTCCCTTCCAGTCACTTATTTTTTATAAGGAGAACAAAAGGATGACAATCAAATGAAAATGACCTCTGTAAGAGATGTTATAGTCTCAACTAAAACAGGACACTGTATAGGATTCTCCGCTGGAGTACCCACTGAAGTTCCAGAAGGCGTTATAGCCGAATGTGCGGCTAAAGGGTGTATACCTTCAGAAGAACTTGAAAAAGTTTTAACCGCAGTAGATCCTATTAAAGCACCTGTAATTGAAAATGACGGTAAAGAAGAAAAACTAGTTGAGGCTATTGAAATGATGGTAGCTAGAAATGCTAAAGGTGACTTTACTGCAGACAAACTCCCAAACACTAAAGTACTAAGTAAAGAAACCGGACTTAATGTTTCTGTTAAAGAACGTAATGAAGCTTGGGAAGTTGTACAAGAAAGTTTAAAAGACTGAGGTAATGCTACATGCTAGTTCTTGATTTAGTTAAATTTTTAAGAGAGTCTATTTTAGACGATACCGGAGGTTCTGGTGTTGCTTGGGAAGATCTCTCAGAAGATGATGCAGCTACTGCACAACTTAGATGGACGAATGAAGAACTAGTATCTTTTTTAAACCAAGCAGAAAGAGAAGTTGCTAGAAGAACTCAAACTTTAATTGATGACACAGGAGATTACGACATCACTACTGTCGTAGGAACTCCTGATTACGCATTAAGTTCTAAAGTACTAAGACTTATTGATGTAGAGTATGACGGTAAACCTTTAGACCTACTGCAGCATAAAGACCTTAGAGCCATAAAAGATAGAAAAGCTATCAACAGCTACCCTAAAGGGTACACAGTAGATTCAGGTACTAGAAAAGTAACTTTATACCCTACACCAGATGCTATTTATAATATTGCAGTAGTTGCTGTAAGGTATCCTGCTATTGACTTGTCTTGGGATACTGCAGAAGACACTTCTCCAGAAGTTCCTGAAATGTACCATTTCGGTTTATTAAATTACGCTGCTCATTTAGCTTACATGAAAGACGAAGCTAGTGCTTTAGACCCTAGTAGAGCTTTAACATACAAGTCCTTATTTGACCAAGACTTCCCTCCCGAAACTTTAGGCAGAGAAGAAAAGAAACTACGTAACCGTGGAAGGACCGTTCAATACGGTGGATTGTAATAATGCCTAGATTTCCTAAAACTGTAGAAGTAACTGCTTTTGTTGGTCTTAACAACGTACTACCCCCGGAAAGAACGCCTAACCAATTTTTAAAAACTGCAGAAAATGTAGATATTGATAAAAGTGGTGGAGTGCATAAAAGACCTGGGTATTCTTTAAAGATAGCCGGAAACTTTCATTCTATTTGGGGAGAAGGGTACAACTTCTTTGCTGTTAAAGATGGTTACTTAGTAAGAATCAAGGATGACTATACAGTAGAAAATTTAATTGAGTATCCTTATAAAGATAGAATATCTTACAGCTCAATAGAGGGTAGTTATGATGTCTACTTCACTTCTCCTAAAATGTGTGGAATTATCGAAGGGAACACAGTTAAGCCTTTAGGGTATGAAGCTCCTAACCCTCCTACAGTTACAGAGGTTACAAGCAATACAAGGCTTACTGCCGGGCTATACCAAGTTTCTTTAACTTACGTAGACGGTAATAATTTAGAATCTGGAGCAAAGCTGGGGCAGAAAGTAAGCATACAAGATGGTTCTTCTATTGTACTGACTGACATTAAACCTTCTACAGATTCTGAAATTCAGAGCATAAGAATTTACTGCAGTACCCCTAATGGAGAAACTCAGTACCTGTTAGGTCAAGTACCGGTTAATACAACTACTTACACTATTACAAGTGTACACTCAGAAGGAGTTACACCTCTAAAATCATTCAATATGTTTCCAGCTCCTAAAGGAGACATAATTAGATACTTCAAAGGAAGGTTATGGATAGCTCAAGGAAATGTTCTTTGGTACTCTTCTCCTTTCTCATTAGGTTGGTTTTCACTAGCTCATGACTTTTTTCAATTTGAGCATGAGATAACAGAACTCATGCCAGTAGAAGAAGGTATCTGGATAGGTACTGAGAAAGGCTTAAACTACCTTTCTGGTAAAGAACCTGAAAAGATGAATCTTAGTTTAAAAGAACCTGTAAGCGTTGTTAGAAACACAGGAGAAAGGGTAGCTGGAATATATAACGGAGAAGAAACTCCTGTTCCTGGCTACCAGTGGCTTGTTACTACAGACAAAGGAGTTTTCGTATGTTTTAATAACGGTGTAGCCGTAAATAAAACAGAAACAAATGTAGCTTTTCCCAAAGCGGATAAAGGGGTATCTACGTTTATAAAGAAAGATGGTATTAACAGGTACTTAACCCTTTTACAGGAAAAAGAACCTTCTAATAATACTGCTGCTACAGACATAGTAACAGCTACAGTAATTAGAAACGGCGTTGTAGTATAATTTAACATAACTAGGGATCCAAAATGAGTAATTTAACTAAAGAAATTCTACAAGGTAAGTTTGAAAAAACTGAAAAAGACGGAGAAATATACCTTCCACAAGCTAAAGTATTTATAGGTGGAGCATTTGAGTACTGGCTTAATGACGAAGAGCATTACGCCGATGGTAACATTGTAGTTAACGAAGGTTTAGACCATCTACTAGACGTTACACTTTCTAACGGCACTCAAAAGGCTAACTGGTTTGTAAGTATATTTAAAGCTAACTATACTCCTGTATCTACAGACACTGCTCAAAACATTTCTACTAACTCTACAGAAGTAGTAGGTAGTGGGGACGTAGCTGAAACAGCAAGGCAAGCTTGGGTAGAACCTGGAGTTTCTTCACAGTCTTTAACTAATACAGCCTCTCCTGCAGTTTTTACTGCTACAGGTACTCTTACAGCCTACGGTGCTTTCTTAATTTCTACCTCTGCTTACGGTAACGGTATATCTTCAGATAAGCTTCTTGCAGCTTCTGCTTTCTCTGCCCCTCGTAGTATGATTGCTACTGACATTTTAAATGTTACCTATACGTTAAATGTAGCTGACGCTTAAAGGGAGTAGCAAATGGCAGCACACCGTCATTGGCAGATATACGTAACATCTCCTAATGGTGGTGGGAATGACTTCGGCTTATCAGAACTGGAGTTTATGGAATCTGTTGGCGGTGCTGATGTAACAGGATCAGGAACTGCTAGTGGTACTGGAGGAGTACCTGCAGACGCCTTCGATAATAACACAGGAACTGAATTTCAGTCTTTCACTTTTGGAGGAGGCGCAAGAGAGCTAAGTTATGACTTTGGTTCAGGTAATGATAAAGACATACTAGAAGTAGCAATAACCGCATTAGCTACGCCTTCTAATGAACCTCTAGACTTTGAAATAAGACATTCTGATGATGGAACATCATGGACTTCCATTAAAGCGTATACAGGAGAATCTGGATGGACTTCGCTACAAAGAAGAACCTTCGGAACTTCTGCTATAACTGCTGTAAATGAGGTAATAACAGAAAGTATCGAATCTCGTATGGGACTTGGTAGTGTAGGAGACACCGTTTCAAAATACGGAGGTCATAGGTACTTTAAAATTGTAGTAACGCAATCTGAAACACCTACTTTAGTACAGTTAGCTAGTTTAGGTGTAGCGGAGACTGCTGGAGGACCCTATAACTTTGAGATGGAAGGGTATACCGCAACAGCTTCATCAGAGAGTGCGGGGTTTGAAGCCCCTAACGCCTTTACCTCTGTTTCTTGGGCTTCTTTAGGAGGCAACGCTATGCCTCAAGAGTGGGTTCTAGACTTCGGAGTGGGAGATGAAAGAGATATTAAGGAGATCACTCTTAATGAAGCAGGGACATCTAATAGTCCTGAAGCGTTTTCCTTACATTACTCAGATGATAACGTCACTTGGTCACAGACAGGAGAGTTTACTACTGAATGGTTAGGTGGATACTTATCTCAAGAGGTATTTACTCTTGGTGTTATAAACGTGTTCTTAGTTGAAGGGTTAACTCTAGATGATTTAGAGTACATAGGGACAATATACCCAGAGCTTGCAGCATCTTCCTTATCTACTGCCGATACTTTAGGTTCTAGTTCTGAAGCTGTTTCTAGTGTCATAGAAGACTTACAAGCTACCTCCACAATACTGCATGGTCTTATAAACGCCATTATTGAAAACGTAGATGTTAATTCTTCCTTAATCACTTCTGCTGCATTAAATAACTTAATAGAAGAGTCTACACGTGTATCTTCACTTATAAAACTGGGGTTCTTTTTAAGTATTATAGATAGCGTAAATACCTCTAGTTCTACAGAACTTACTAAAAAATTAAGTGGAAATGTAGAAGAGTTCACTTCTGCTGTACTGGAAATTGTTACTCAAGTAGTAGGCAATGATAAAGTGGAAGAAGTTATAGAAGCCTCTGACTTCCAAGAGCTTCCTCTACTAGCACTAATAAATGAAATCATAACTGGAAATGACTCCTTACTCCCTTCTTTAATAGCTAAAGAAGTTCTTAACGATGCTTCCGGGTTTTCAGATTCAGTCATAGAAAACTTACTACTTAACCTAACTCTTAAAGATACTATTGATTTCTCTTCAGGGGCATCTCTATCCTCTATCCTATTCTCTAAGATAGAAGATGTAATAACATTTACACTCAAAGACTTTGATGATACTTCAGGGTATTACGGCTGGACTTATAGCCCAGAGAGTAGTGCAGTAACTAACTACTCCTTAGATTTCTCTGAGGTTACAGAGTATGGCGGAGAGTACTACTTAGGAGGTCCTTCTGGCCTCTTTATGCTTGGAGGTAACTTAGATCAAAATGACTTTATTCAATCGAGGATTACAACTGCAGGACTTTCCTTTGGAGCTAAAACAGAGAAGCAAATACCAGAGGTGTTTCTAGGAGTAGATGGAGATAACATAGTAATATCAGTTTCTGTAGATAAACAAGAAACTGTTTACTATAACTTAGTGTCCTCTGGAACGGATCCTTTACGTACAAAGAGACTAAAAATAGGTAAAGGGCTTATAGGGAACACTTGGCAGTTTTCCTTAATAGACAAGGACTCTGAAGAGTTTAACTTAAATTCACTAGAGTTTTACCCGGTTACACTAAAAAGAAAACACAGGTAGTACACGAGTGAAAAGCTACACCCTACCTATTAATCTTAAGCTGAATGGGAAAAGCACTTCTCAGGACATTGGGTATGCAGGAGTTGCTAGAAGTTTTTTAGGTAAGATGCTAGAAGTTAATGCAGCAGATCCTGTAGGTCAAAAATGGAACCTTACTTTACAAGATGGTACTACTATTTCTGCCTATGTTCCAGCAACAGGTATGTTACCTATAGTCAATATCCAAACACCTCTAATACTTGAAGACGAAGAAGTTGAATCTAATTTCTGTTATGTAGGTTTAGTAAGTACACCAGTAGCAAAAGAGTACACCCTTGGATGGGGACTGCCTTTAGATGAGCCTAGTACTGTACTTCCATTAGGTACACCACTTTTAGCAGGTTCAGAGTTTTTAAGTAGGAGAGAGACTTTATTTTCTGCAAACCCTGCCTTTAAAAAACAAACTAATACAATCCCCATTATGTACAGGCAGGATTTTGAGGAAGTGCCTTCTGCAGACTATTTTAACTCCTATATATCTGAAGAAAACAAAGTGTACACTTGGGGTGTATATAAACAATATGATTTCCTAGGGGCTAACAGGTATCACGGAAAAGGTAGTAACGGTACTTTTTACCGTTGTGGTAAGCCGTGGTTAGTTTGTCCTTCCACAGATATACGGGGTATGGCTATATTTGAGGGTTACGTATACGTGGTTACTGTTATAAACGCTTCTTGTTTCGTATCTAGGCGTGTTTTTCAAGATACTTATACACCAGAGGAAATGCAAGAACTCTACCATCCAGAAAGTAGTCCTAATGGTTGGCACTTACATATAGCGGAGTACGTTTTACCTCCTCTTTATTTCCAAGATGGTAACATTGACCCTCAAGAGATGTTTTTTGTAGGACAGTTCTTAGGAAGTAAAACCACAGGGGAGATGGTAGGAGGTGTAGGTAGAGTAGCTTTCGGAGTAAGGTATCCCTACGAGTATGTCAAAATAGACCTTTCTGATACTCCTACTTTTTCTTTTGTAGGAGAAACTACAGTCCCCCTCTTCCTTGAACCAGAATTAACGTTAACTACCCCATCTACAGGGACATCTAACGGCTATACCAGAAGAATTTTTGACAATGGGGCTACGCAGGAAACTTTAGTTGTGGACGGGGTTACCACTAGTTTTAACACTGGGGATATATTGGGTACTCAGTATATCGTAAGCTATGAAGAAGAGTTTACGTATACTAGTACTGTGGATTACCAATACCAGCGAGATGAGTATACAGAATCCACTAATACTCTTTTTGTAGACTATAAAGAAGATACGCTAGTAGTTGTACCTATAGTCACAACTCAAGAGGGGCTTGTTTTTGGTGGGGGTTCAACGGCAAATACACATGTACGTTCCGACATCACGTATACCTTTGATGGTGTGAATAACTACAGGGTACTTTCTATAACTACCACTACCTCAAACTCCTCTATGAACGAGTTCTACGAAGGAGGGGGGTTTAAAAGTGAGTTCACTATTCCTGGAGGGGATGTTGAGGTGTTGTGGGGAAGAGATACGTATAGGCTACCTTATGACATTTCAGAAAATACTGTACAAGTTAATACTATCACCTACACAAATCCGACAGATACGGGAACTTCAGTTGTAGTAAATACAGGAGGTGTAACAGGGAACTTTGACCTTAGAGGTGGAGATGTAGAAACAAGGAGTAAGGTGGAGTTTTTGGACTTAAGAACAGGCACTTCTGTTATAAGTAAAAGAGTAGATAACAGGATACCTCTCTCTTGTGATGTTGGATCTATAGTTCCCGGATCAGATCCTCAAAAAATCAACTATACTGAAGTACGGGAACAAAACTATGAGTTCTCCCTTAAATACAATAAAGGTAAGGATGGCGGTCAGGTGTACTCTTTGCTCAGTGACACACTTACTTCTTCAAGGGAAAGAGAAGCGTTTACACGGGGAATTACAGGTCCTTACACCCCGTTTACTTCAGGTGGTGGTCCTGTAAGGTTTGTAACAGCAATCAGTAGGCTTCCGTACTGGGGGAGCTACTTAAAACCTGGGGAGTGTCAGATAGACCATTCAGGAGATGTTTTAATCACCACGAGAACTCCAGAACTTATATATGGAGAAACTTTAAATGACTTTTTTCCTATTAAAGAAGTTTTCGTAATTGTTAATGATACTGAGCCTTTTATAAACTTATACTCTAAATACATGGATATTGAGGGTACTGTAGGAGCCTACGGTACTGACTTTACCTGCACAAATAAAAAACTAATATAAAGCATTAAATAATGTGGACAGAAAACTTAGTTGTAAGACTCTCTTCTCCTGCTATACTGTTCTCTATTAACTTACGCATCTTAAAAAGGTACTTATGGCAATAACTACAGAAACTCCTGCTGCTGATGGAGGAAAATTTGCATATCAGATAGTAGGTCCAGAAATAGACTCTATGACATCTTACGCTACTCAAGCGTACGATAAGTCTGTAACTTTTATTGATGAACTGTTGCTATATATAGCAGATAACCAAACAAGCAACTCCAGCGTAACTTTAGATGATATAGACGTAGATATTCCTAGTACGAATATACCTACTATCCCAACAGCTCCAGCAGTAAATATAAACTTACCCAACTTACCTGCAGACTTTACCCCTAACACTATTGCAGGTATTAACTTAAGTGCTATAGGAAATATCCCAACTTTTACTACTCCTGAACCTGCAATAAACTTACCTACTGCTCCTGCAGCATTTAGCGGTACTATTGCAGGAAGTGCTCCTACTGTTAAAGATGACTTTAGTTTTCCTGATGCACCGGTTTCTGTACTCCCTACAGTACCTTCTTTTGAATCTCTAAACATACCTGTAGCACCTACAGTAAATGTACCTAGTTTTTCTCAGGTACTACCTTCTGCAACCGGTGTTGTAGTTCCTGCTAATTCATTTTACTGGGGAGAAGAAAGTCCTTTCTCTGACACCTGCTTAACTGCTGTTAAAGATAAGCTGTGTGATTGGTTACAGAATGGAGGAACGGGCTTAGTACCTCACGTAGAACAAGCTATATTCGATAGAGGACGTAATAGAGAAGACATTAACGCTGTACGAAGTGAAGCTCAGATATTAACAGAACAAGCTTCTAGGGGCTTCTCAAGACCTCAAGGAAGCACATTCGCTGCTGTAGACTTACTAGCTCAAGAAACACAAAATAAAGTAGCTGATTTATCTAGAGAGATAATGATAAAGCAAGCAGATTTAGAGCAACAAAACATGCAGTTTGCTATACAACAAACTATAGCTTTAGAAAGTGCTTTAATATCAGAGAACCAGCAAATACAAGCTAGATCCTTTGAAGCTGCTAAGTACACTCAAGAAGTTGCTATACAGCTCTATAACGCACAGATAGCTAAAGTTAATCTAGAACTTGAAGCTTTTAAATCTTATGCTGCTGCTTATGAAGCACAAGTTAGGTCTGAACTTGCAAAGGTTGAAATATTTAAAGCAGAGATAGAAGCACAGTCACTTATCTCTGAAATAAACCAAAATACAGTTAATTTATACTTAGCCCAAATAGAAGGAGTTAAAACTTCTGTAGATATATATAAAACAGAAGTAGATGCTATTTCTTCACAGATAGGTGCTGAAACTTTAAAGATTGAAAACTATAAAGGTTTAGTACAAGCGTACTCTGCTGAAGTAGAAGCTAGTAAGATTGAAGTTGAAGCTTATGCTGAAAGAATTAAAGGAGAACTAGGTAAAGTAGACATTTTTGATAGCCAGGTAAAAGCCTTCGTAGGTAGAATAGAAGCTTACGGTAAATCTGTAGATGCTCAATCTAGTGTAGTAGACTCTGAAATAGACGTAGAGAAGTTACGTTTACAGTCCTACTTAGGTAAGCTAGACTCTGTTATCAAACAAGTAGATGCAGAGTCTAAAATTTATGGAGCACAAGTAGATGTTTATAGAGGACAAGCTGCAATGTTTAATGCTGAAGTAGGTGCTAATATCTCTGTTAATGAGCTACAGTTAAAAGAGGCTGACTCTAAAGTTAGACTAGCTGTTGCTCAAGCAGATGTTGCTGTTAAGAATGCAGAGATTAACTTAAGAAATGCTGACAGCGTAGACAAGTTAAGGCTAGAAGCTATTAAGTCCGGTGCTGATATATCGAAAGGACTTGCTCAAGCTGCACTATCTGCTGTAAACGTAGGTGCTTCTGTATCTTCTTCTGGAACAGATAGTATTAGCTTTAGTCGTGCTGAAAATCATAACTATCAAGAGAAATAACCATGCCTGAAGAAAAGAAAAAACAGAATAACTCTAATGTAAGAAATACTAACGTAGCTACAGGTAGACCTAAATCAGGGCTAAAAACTCCAGTACCGGCCGTAACTAAAAAACCGGCTAAAGAAAAACAAATTAGTTTTGATGAAAGTAACTTTAGAACTAAAGGAGTAGACGGAGGTTTAAGGGCAGGACTATCAGAAGCTAAAAAACAAAGCATCTCTTTACCTACGCAAACAGTAACAGCACCCCCTATAGATAAAGGTTTAAATACTCCTTCATTAAAAACCGGGGGTTCTTTTAGTAAGCCGGTGAGTGCACTTAGCGAACAAGATACAAACACGCTTGTAGAAAAGAACGGTACAAGACCCAATTCAGGATTAGAGAGTGTAGGCAAGTACGGTAAAACAGAGGTATTCCGTAGTGAAGGTGTAGATGAAACTGGAGATAAAGTAACTAGATTTTCTGATGCTCCTAACGTGAATACTCACTTTGGTGGAGAAGCTGCAGCAGTTCCTAAAGGACTTAAAGCTTTAGGTAATGACTCAGGTGCCTTTGAAATACAAGCAGATAGAAACTTAGCAGCAGCTAGAGGTGGACATTCTCAAGCAGAGTTTGATTTACTACAACAACAAAAGGATTTTGATAACAGTCCTGAAGGACGGACTCAAAAAGGTTTAAAAATACTATCACAGTTATCAGGAAATCCAGGAGCTAGCCCTGAAGTTAGAAAAGCTAAACAAGCTCAAGCTAATGCTTTCCTAGCTACTGCAGAATCTGGTAAAGACCGTCAAGCAGAAGCAGCTAATGCAAAAATAAAAGAGCTTACTGAAAGACTTGGTAAAGAAGAAGCTAACCGTATTACTCAAAGAGATAACGAAAGAAAAGCAAACGCTAAGAAGATAGAAGGTGATAAAAAGCTATCTTCACAAGATTTAAAAGATAGGTTAGCTATTATAGAAGACCCTGTAAGGAAAGAGGCATTTGCTAAAGCCGTAGGGTTACTTGGAGGAGACTCTCCTACTAGAGCACACATGGAAGAAGCTGCTTCTTTAGCTGAAGGTGCTGCTAGGTTTGCGGAAAACGCTCATACAGGCAATTTTAACAACCCTTTCAGTAGGGGAGACAATCCTACTGGAATTGATTCTATTCTTACTAAAGGTAAAATAGGTTTAGACAAAGACGGTAAACCAGCTCTCTTAGACGAAGATGGAAGAATGTACATTTCTATTGATGGTGAAACTTTCAACGTGGGTCGTGAAGACTTAGGGGATAGTGCTTTCAACGCTATGGGTAGATATTTCTTAAATAAGGCAAAAGACCAATTAGCAGAAAAGCCTAGGGGTTTATAAGTGGCTGGACTACTAGACCCTAAGAAGCCTCAGTTATCTGCAAACAAGCCAGGACTCTCTTCTCTTAGAACAGAAGAGTCTGGTGTTCGTGTAGCTACTGCTGCAGATAACGCTCACCGTTCTGAGTTTACTAAAGGGGCTGTTTCTTCTATAGATAAGTTTCAGTCGTTCGCTGGACGTACTGCTAGGGACATAGGTAGAGATACAGGGTTTAAAGGTCTTCAAGAGTTTGGGCAAGAAGTACAAGACCGTAATAACGCTGAAGCAGAGCTTAACCCTTTAAAGATACAATCTTACGAGCAGGTTACAGATATTGATAGTGCTTTAGACTTTGCTGGAGGTTTAGCAGGACAAGCTGCAGCCTCTTTAGGTCTAGCTATCCCTGGTGTAATCGCTGGAGCTACTTTAGGAGTACCTACAGGTGTTGCAGCAGGTTTAGTTACTACTGCTCCTGTACTCTTTGGTGAGTCCTCTGAGGACATAGAAGAACGTACTGGAAAAGCTCCTTCAGTACTAGAAACATTACCTGCTGCTGTAGCTAATACTGCTTTAGAATTTCTACCCCCTGTAAAAGCTTTAAAGGGTGTACTTAGAACTAAGGCAGCTACTAAAGCTAGACCTGCTGGAGACATACCTGAACTTTCAGGAATTGCTAAAGAAGTTTCTCAAGGTACTAAGTTAGGTGTAGCTAAAGAAATCGGTAAAGAAGCTGGAAAGAGTTCACTGTATGAGGGTGCTACTGAAGCAGCTCAACAACTAAATAATATACTAGCTGCTAGTCTTATAGATGACACTGTAGACATTTCTTTAGAAGGTAATGCTAGTGAGTTACTCAATAACTTTTTAGGTGGTGCTATTGGTGGTGCTGGATTCGGTACTATGGGTGGAGTAGCTCAAGCTATTGCAGCATCTCCTACTAATGCCAAGCTAGAAGAAACTCCTAAGTCCTTTGGTGGAGGAACTAAAACTCAGTTTGATACTCAAGAAGATAAGCTGAATGCAGCCAACAGAGAAGCTCTAAGAGCTGAAATAGAAGAAACCAGACAAGCAGCAGCAGAAGGTCAAATAGACTCAGAAACATCTTCTCAGGCTATTCAGGAAGCTGAAGCACGTATACAAGAAACGTTTAAACCGGTACAAGCTGAGTTTGGTAAAACTACTAAACCTAAACCTAAGAGAGCTACAAAAGAACAGCTTGAAGCACTTGTGGGTGAAACTTCTATAGAAGACGAGTTAACTAAAGAGTTTGCTAAATTAAATAAAGCAGAAAGAAGAGAATCACGTACTAAAGAAGAAGAGTTTAAGGATCGTGAGGATAGAGAACGTTTAATGGAGTTAAGAAACTCTGTTAATGACATCTACGGTTTAGAAGAACAAGGACGCCTTACTAAGGAAGAAGCTGACTTAGAGATAAACGAATTAAGAGAAGAATTTAATCAAGACAACAACTCTAATGATTCTTATGACCCTAACGACTTTGATAATACTGCTGTTGAACAAGAAGGTGTTGGTACTGAAGTAGTAGGTAATAAGAGCCAACGAGCTAGACCAAGCAGAACTCCAACGCCTACTAAAATAAAATCTTCTTTAGAGAAACGATTTGAAGAAGCAGTAAAAGAAGACTCTGAAGGTAAAGGTGATGATTACGTATCTCCTCTAAAAATAGAGACTCATGAAGACATAGTTAAAACCGAAATTCTAGAGAAAGGTATTACTTCAAATGAAGAACCTGCTTTCTTTAAAGAAAAAGCAGATGAGCTACAAAGAAGTATTCTTAAAACTATTAGAAGTAATGATAAGACTAGTCCAACTTTTAAAGCTAAAGCTAGTGTTAAATTACACAAAGAAAGAATAAAAGGTGATAAAGAATTTCTACGTGCTTATTCTTCTATTACTAGACCTAAAGTAAAAGAAACTGCGTTATCTGAGCAGCTTCAGAATACTGATGATATTAGTAAGCTTAGAGAGAAAGGAATAGTAGTAAGAGCTAATAAGAATTTTGATAAGACTACACAAATAAAATTACCTAAAGGTGATAAAGCATTAGATCCTTTTCAGGTTACAGTAGAAGGTATGAAGACTTCTGTAGGTAGTAAATCTGAAGATAAGGGAGGTATTCCTTCCGTAGAACGTGTAGGAACAGCTTTCTTTGAAGGTTTGACATCTTTACTAAGTAACGAGAAAAACCCTCTAGGAGTGTCTGAGAAAGAAGCTAAGGCGTTCTTTAACAGCTTAGATGACAACCTGGTTATATTTCGTGCTGCTGGAGGAAAGAAGTACACAATTGGAGAATTTAAAAAGTTAAAAGGTAATTCTGCTACTTCTGCTGTTGATTCAAAAATAATTAAAACAACTAAACTTCTTCAAGAAGCTAAAGAGAACTTAAGGTTAGGTAAACCACGTACCGGTAAAACTGTTAGTGAACTTACAACTACTCTTAGTGCACTTAAAGCTAAAAAGAAAGCAGCAGTAGAAGAGGAAGTATCCTCTGCTGTAAGTCAGAATGATTTTTCTGGAGAGGCTGGAGGAGACTCTAATACTGACACAGGTAAACCAGACAGAGACAGAAATAAGAAAGTAGATGCTGCAGATCCTCTTTTAGACGTTAGTGTAAAGGATAGAGCAAATATCAATGCTCATGTATCTGCTGTACTCAAAATACAGGAATTACGTCAAAAGGGAGTACAGGAAGGTACTGGAAATTTAAGAGAAGAAGCTCGTAAAATTTATAAAGAAACTACGGGTAAAGATGCTCCTATAAGCGCTAATCCATTACAAATTATAAAGCATCTACAAACTAAAGCAGCAGAGTTAACAAAGTTTGCTACAAGAACTCCAGAAGAAAAAGAAAATACGGCTACTGTAGTCGGAAAACAAAAACGTAACCCTAATAAACCTCTTACAAAAAGAGAGCAAAAGGAACTTGAAAAACGTACTAAAGCTAGTAAGAAATTAGCTAAAGACGCTAAAGAGAAACAACTACAAACTGAGTTAAACTCTTTAAACCTGCAGCTTACAAAA